AAGGCGGCTTTACTTTACGCAAAAGAGCCCGTCCCTATGATGGTCTTGAAATCAAACGGAACCGCACTTCCGGCAGATCGCGTCACTAAACTTCTCGACGCTTGGCGAACAGCTAGATCAACACGCGCGACAGCATTCTTGAACGCCGATGTTGAATTGACTTCACTTGGATTCGATCCCGAAAAATTACAGCTCAACTCAGCTCGTCAGTACATCGCTCTCGAATGCGCTCGCGCCGTAGGGATTCCGGCTTACTTCTTGGGAGCTGATGTCAACACGCTCACATATTCGAACGCTGTATCCGAAAGAAAATCTTTGATCGACTTTAGTTTGAGAAATATCATGACAGCGATCGAGGAAAGACTTTCTCAATCGGATTTCGTAGCTTCTAACACCGTAATTCGCTACGACTTCGACGACTTCTTGCGCGGTTCAGCCCTAGAACGCGCTCAGATTTACGAAATACTAAATCGAATTGGCGTGATGAGCGTCGATGAAATCCGACGAGACGAGGAACTAATCTCATGAAACTAGAAATCCCAATCCAGATCACAGCCGCCGACTCGATCAAGCGAACCATCGCAGGTCGAATCGTGTCATTTAATGAGACCGCTAACGCGTCAACCGGAAAAGTAATGTTCAAAGATGGATCACTTACTCCAACTCCGGTCAAGCTAAATCTTGAGCATGACGGAACCCGTCCAATCGGAAAAACTCTTTCAATGGATTTCTCAAGTGATAACACAGCGATCGACGGCGTGTTCAAAATAGCGAACACGAACGCCGGATCTGACGCACTTGTTGAAGCTCAAGATGGACTCCGTGACGGATTCTCAGTCGAAGTTATGGCTAACGAATTTACTTATGACAAAGCTGGAACGATGGTCGTCAGTTCAGGAGAGATCGTCGGCGTGGCACTTGTCACGAATCCAGCATTCAAATCAGCTCGCGTCTCAGATGTAGCCGCGACCGAAGCAATACCAGAAGCTTCTGACACACCGTCAGAGGAAACACAAACAGAAGGAGACGAAGTGTCCGACTCAATCGTCAACGAAGCTCCAGCCGTCGAGACGGTTGAAGCCTCTCGGAATGTCCAAGCAACTGGAACTCCACTTGCTTACTCAGCACCTCGCTTGGAGTTCACAGCTTCCAAGTATCTTGAAAGCAAAATCAAAGCCGCTCTCGGTGATGAATCAGCTCGTCAATATGTTCTTGCCGCCGCTGATACAACCGACAACGCTGGACTCGTTCCAACCCGTCAACTAACCGAGGTCATCAACGGTCTCGCAAATGTAACCCGTAGCAATATCGACGCGATATCTCGCGGAACTTTGCCGGACGCTGGAATGACCTTCGAGATTCCTAAAATTACAGTCATGCCGGGAATGGGTACAATTTCCGAGGCAGGTACTCCAACAGATACCGATCAGAATGCCGCCTTCGTTTCAGTTTCAGTATTGAAAGCGGCTGGTCAACAGACATTTTCGGTAGAGCTCCTCGACCGGTCAAATCCACTTTTCCTCTCGGAATTGATGAATAACCTCGCCGCGCAATACGCAAAAGTAACCGACACCGCAGTAAATGCGGCTTTGATTTCTGGCGCAACAGCCGACGCAACCACAACCACAACCTATCCAACAGCCGCCGAGCTTCTCGGTGTAGTAGCTCGCGGAGCCGCTTCGGTATATTCCGGAACTCAAGGATTCGCTCGCAATATCATTATGAACACTTCACAATGGTCAAATGTCATGACATTGAATGACAGCGGTCGTCCAATTTACAACGCACAAGTTCCACAGAATGCCGGTGGATCCGTAGCACCTACATCAGTCCGCGGAAATGTCGCCGGCTTGGACTTATTCGTCACAGCTAACACAGCCGCAACAACCGACACCGATGGATCGATTTTGATCGTTAATCCTTCGTCTTACACCTACTACGAGTCTCCAACTTACGAACTCCGCGCAGATGTAATCGCAAGCGGTCAAGTGAATATCATGATGTACGGCTACTACGCAATCGCAACCAAGATCGGCGCAGGAGCGTTCAAAAATAACAAGGCGTAATCGCCTTAACCCTTAGACATGAGTCCGCCGCTCCCGACGGGCTCAGCAGATTGGAGATGAAATGCCAAGTATCGTCACAGCTTCACAGCTTCGCGCGGTGCTTGGTGTTTCGTCGTCTCTCTATGATGACAATTATCTAAATGACATAATCGACACAGCCGAAGGGGTAATCCTGCCGCTATTGACAGCGCACACAGTCGCCGTCACTCATGTTGAGATTGAATCAAATGTCGCTTACTTTACGACTCAACGACCTCATCAATTCGTCGTCGGTCAATCCGTCATAATTGCCGGAGTCGTTCCATCAACTTTTAACGGCACACGCGCCGTCACCGACACACAGCTCACGCCATATATTTTTACGCAAGCTCTAACCAACGCAGACATCACACTTCGCGCAAGCATTCCAGCCGGAACAGCGACACTCTCCGGTCAAGCCGCCGCCGTGATCTATGTCGGAAATTCAAATGTCGAATCGGCTGTCCTCAATGTTTCAGTCGAGGTCTTTCAATCCCGTATCGCTCCCGGTGGTCAGATCGAAGGCGTCGATTTCGCCCCAAGCCCGTTCCGAATGGGTCGCAGTCTCTACAACAGAATTTCCGGTCTCTTAGGGAATTTGGTTGATGTCGATTCGATTTGCGGATAGTTATGCCAGCCTCATCAATCTCGGCAGATGTTCGCGGAACTCTTGCCACAGCTCTCGGCTCTGTCGCCGGGAATGTATATTCTTATGTCCCCGAGGCGATCATTCCGCCAGCGGTGGTCATCGTTCCGTCATCGCCCTATATGGAAATCAATCTCATCGGCAAATCATCGATCAAATTGCTTCTCAACTACACGATCACGGTTGCCGTTGCGTACAACTCAAATCCGGGATCACTTGACAATCTTGAAAAGTTAATCCTTCAAATTCTGGCGGTCATTCCGTCAGGGTATGTCGTCGGACAGATCGAGCGTCCGACTGTTACATCTGTCGGAGCTAGTAATTTACTCGCCGCCGATATCAATGTCTCCACCTACTACACCCAAACCAACTAAGGAGAAAGAATGCCAACGACCGTCATCACCGGACGCGATCTTGTCTTGACGATCGCTACCGTTAATTACGACGCACAAGCTACCAGCGCAATTCTTACCAATGCGCCCGTCATCGATACTTATCAGACACTCGATGGCAAAGCTTACAAACACATCGACGATCAATGGACTTTCGATGTTGAAATGCTCGCAGATTGGGGAGTCGCAAGCTCTCTATCAGAAGCACTATGGACAGCCGCCGACACAGCACCGAACACAACTCTCGCCGTCAGCCTTACAGCTACAACCGGCGCGGTCTTTGCGTTCAATGTTATGCCGGTGTATCCATCAGTAGGCGGAGCGGCTCCAGGAGCCCAAACGCTGTCACTATCATTCTTGGTTGTCGGCACACCTGCCGACACATTTAGCTAAAAAGGAGATCGGGAGATGAAGCTAGAAATCACTATCGAACACCATTCCGGGGAGTCAGCCGTACACACGGCGAGCGTCCCGGAGTGGCAGAAATGGGAAATCAAATTCGGTCGAACAATTCAGGACGCGCACAACAATCTCGGAGTCAATGACATTCTGTTCTTGGCGTGGAACGCGATGAAGCGTGAAGCCGCCGGAAAAGCTGTCAAGCCCTTCGAGATATGGTGTGAAACGGTCTCGGATTTCTCCATCGGCGATGATCTCCCAAAAGACACACAGCCGGAAGCTTAGGACGATTACTCGTTGAGCTAGCAATAGCGACGGGAATCCCAATGAGCGAATGGCGAACGGCAGAGGATATCCTCACGGCGATCGAAGTATTGGAGAAGCGAAATGAGCGTAGAAATCGCGTATGACAAAGCTCAACTTCGCTCGATCACAAAATCATTCAAAGCGATGTCCGATGAAGCGATCGAAGCCGCCAAGCGTGAATCCTCAGCCCTAGCAGAATTTTTACAGCTTAAAGTCCGAGAGACAGCTCAAACCCGAACCGTATCCGGCGCGGCTGTCCGTCGTGTAGCAGAAGGATCGCGCGTTGCGAAGTCGTCCAAGATCGGGGAAGTCTCGTTCGGCTTCGCGGCACAAAAGTTCTCCGGTGGTGGCACAACTCAAAAGCTCTGGGCTGGACTTGAATTCGGTTCTAATCGCTACAAACAATTCCCAAGACGCACTCCTAAACTTGGCGGTGGATCTGCCGGATACTTTATTTATCCAACACTCAGATCAATCCAACCGGAATTGATTGACAAATGGGAACGCGCATTCGATCGAATCTTGAAGGAGTATGACTAAATGGCAGGTTCACGCACACTCAAACTTTCGATCCTTGCGGACACAGCCGATCTTGTTAAAGGACTCAAACAAGCCGAGGACACATCAAGCACATTCGGCGACAAGCTAGGCGGAGCGTTCCGAGCTGTTGGAACAGCCGCAATCGCCGCCGGAGCCGCGATCGGTGCGATGGCTGTCAAATCTGCCATCGATGGAGTCAAGTCAGCAATCGAGGACGAAGCCGCTCAGGCAAAGCTCGCAACAACTCTTCAGAATGTAACGAAAGCAACCGACTCACAGATCGCCAGCGTTGAGAAATACATTCTCCAGACTTCACTCGCGACCGGAATCACGGACGATCAACTTCGTCCGAGTTTCGATCGCCTATTGAGAAGTACGCAATCAGTTACCGAATCAATGCGACTTCAATCACTAGCGATCGACATCGCCGCCGGTACTGGTAAAGGTTTAGCGCAAGTCACCGAAGCTCTTTCCAAAGCCTACGACGGCTCATTCGGTGCGTTGAAAAAACTTGGCGTTCCAATCGATGAAAACATTATCAAAACAAAAGACTTCGACGCGGCTGTCGTCGTACTCTCGCAGACTTTCGCTGGACAAGCTGATGTCGCCGCTAACACTTACGCCGGACGATTCGCGAGAATGAAAGTCGCGATGGACGAAGCCAAAGAGACTCTAGGATTCGCACTTTTGCCCGTGGTGGAACGGTTCTCTAAATTTATGACCGACTCAGGAATTCCGGCTCTCAATGCGTTCATCGCTGGACTCACCGGAGAAAAAGGTATTTCGACAGCTACCGAATACGCCGGTCGCCGGGTTGATTCTTTCGAGCCTAAGATTTCTAAAACTCAGAAATCAGCATTCGACGCCGCTAAGGATCTCCGGGAGATGGCGGCTTCGGTTGGAAAATTATTTTCAACGATTGACGCCGGAACAGGCGGAGAAGGTTCATCGATTGATGGATTTATTAAAGCTCTTAAAGCTCTCAACGCGATCGCCAATGTCACAATCGGCATTCTTAAAGAGCTTGTCTTTTTGGTTCAAACAGCCGCCGAATACTTGCGAAATCCTCTTTCAACAGGCAAGGACGATGTTGATCGAATTAGAAAAGGATTGGGACTTAAAGTCCAACAATCAGCATTCGAGACGCCGGCAATTTCTACAGCTTCGGCAAGTGTTGGAATGTTTAGCTCATCAGTCCCAAGTCTCGGACTTGAAGGAATCACAGCATTCGATGAGCAGCTTCGAGCATTCTTAGGACAGCCGTCCGGGATCACAAACAACATCACCGTAAACGGAGCGATTGACTCAGAATCCACAGCTCGTCAAATTGTCGATCTCCTAAATGAATCCAATCAACGCGGAACGATCGGCGGCGGTGGAATCCTCGTATGACCTCATGGGCT